TGACTTATCCTTTTAACTTTGATTGTTGAAGATTGGTTTGGTGTTCGCCCCTTTATGTCAAAAGTAGCATGAAATAAACCATCATTCTTTATATCATTATCAAATTCAACGGAAATGTCCAAATTCCACCCGCGTTCTTCTTCAATATATACGTGTTGCGATTCGGCGGAATAACCCCATGTTCCCGTATGTGAAATTTCCTTTTCGCCGTTTTCATTGATAGAATATTGCGTGAATTTATTTGGTATGGCAAATTCATAATACATATTATATCCCGTATTGGATATATCGGTAAAATATCCGTCACTATTAAGATATGCGTATTCAAGCCACGTTCCGGCAATCGTACTTAATTTAGTTTGCGGTTCTTCATCTTCATCGCTCGATTTTGAACAACTTGAAAATGACAATGCGAATGCACAAATAATAAATATATATTGAATCACTCTTTGCATAACTTCATCTTTTTATCATATTCAACAATCATTTTATCGAATAGGTCTTTATTTACAGTAGCATATTCTTCACCTTTCAGGCTTGCCAATTCGAGTGCATCAAAAATTTCTTGTGGCATTACCGAATAATAAGACGGATTGCCATAATACTTGTTTACTTCAATTTCAACCATTGTTATTTCCTTTCGTTAAGTTCCCGATTATTTCTAATAGTTTATCAATATGTTCTTGTGCTTTGACCAAGGATGCTTCTTTCATTGTAAGAACTTCTATCAATTTATCCATTGTTTCGGCTTGGTTTACCGTTACATTGTTGCCATTGATGTTATTGCCATGAATATTGGTTTGTTCTCCACCCCCGGCATACATTTGTGGCTTCTTTATCAAATTACGCAAAATTGCGTGCTTGGATTTCGGAATATTAGAACCATATTCCCAATTTTGCACGGTTTTAGTGTCAACACCAAGTCTTTTCGCCAATTCTACTTGGGTTAAGCCTAATTCCTTGCGAATTTTTTTAATGTCTATATCGTTCATAATCAATTAAATATTTGCAATGCTAAAAATCAACACGGATTTTTCCGTGTTTTTTCTTGTTTGTTTAACGGATTATTCCGTATATTTGCACTTGTAAAGTTCGACAATGCAAAGTTAAAGCAAAGACGAACATATACAAATAGCAAAATTACGTCATTTTAATGGCATTCCAAAAGGAAACAACGAAAAATTCACTTTATAAACAACAGAGTATGAGTAAAGAACAATTTTCATTCAACAAAGGATGGTCGCAAGTTAAGAACGGCGATGTCCGAAAGTGTAGAAAGAAGTTGATGGAAGCATTGGGTATAACAACCCGAATGGCTTTCTTAAACCGATTAAGGGGCGATGTAGAGCCGAAAGTATCAGAAGCAAAAGCAATTGAATCAATCTTTGCCGAATTTGGCATTAAAGAAGTTTGGGGGGCTTAATATGGAAAAAGAAAAATTATACCCGGAAGAAGAAATGATGATTGAGCAAGAAGCGTACAAATCATTTCTTGATGTTGCAGAATACGGAAAAATAGGTATTGACCATTTCAAAAAAGTATTCGATGAACTTGCAAAACGATTGGAAGATTATGAAAAAGAATAGTGGCGTTATAGGAGTACAAAAACGCTTTCTTTCAAGAAAAGAAGCCGTTGAATACTTGGGTGTTTCTTCAAGTATGATGAACCGCCTTTGCTTTAATCGCAAGGTAAAATATTACCGTCCAAACGGCAAAGACACCTATTTTGCCATTGAAGATTTGGACGCTTATATAATGAGCGGTGAAGTGATAGAAGTGTGTGAAAACCCGGTACATGGTGAAAGGTTTAATCAAGGAAAGAAACAATGAATGAATTTGCAGAATTAACCAAACGCGAATCCGAAATTGCGGAATTGTTCGCTTGGGGTGCAAGCAAAAAAGACATTGCCACCCGACTTTATATTTCGGAACGGACGGTGGAAAACCATACCCGAAACATATACGAAAAGGTCGGGTGTTCCAAAGTCAATGAATTGTCTGCATGGTGGTTTTGCACGAATTTTCATATTTCTTTCGATTTGTCGCCTTTTAAACGCAATGTAATCACAATAATTCTTCTTGTCTTGATGATTCCGCAAATGATTGACTTTGACAATACGGCAATAAGGATTCGCAACACCACTTGCCGGACAGTGAGAGTTAGAGTAAGAAGAAAATCCGAAAACGACTTTCCAAAGGTCAATTTCACAATGTAGAACATTTAAAATTTCGCAACAATGAAAGAGAATGTAACAATGCAAATTATAAGAAGTTCCATCTTGGGCATATTATGGTCTATTGCACTAATACTTTTATGTGGTGAACCCATTGAAGATGAAACATGGTTTCGGGTGTTCTTTATGACAAAGGGGCTTGCGTTCCTTGTGGGATATATCGCATACAAATTATTTGTACGATGGGAATCAAAAGGCTTATTGCCCGATATGGACGATGATATTTAACGGCTAATGATAAAAATCGACCCCAATACAAGGATTATCGACCTGACGGTTGGCGAACTTGTGGACTTGCTGGAATCGGCAACCCCAAGCACCCCACAAGTGCAGACCTTACCCGACAAAAGGTTGGTTTATGGAATTGCCGGAATAGCCCAATTGTTCAATTGCAGTGTGACAACGGCAAACCGAATCAAGGCAAGTGGACGAATAGACCGGGCAATAACACAGACCGGGCGAATCATAGTGGTTGATGCCGACCTTGCCTTGGAATTATATAAAAGAACTAATAAATAATATCTAACAATGAAACAGGTAGTTTTAAAATCCCTTACCCTTTGCAACTTCAAAGGTGAAAAGGAACGGATAACGAATTTCAATGCCGATGTCACCACAATAACAGGTGGTAACGGCATGGGTAAATCACGCCATTTTGATGCTTTCATTTGGCTACTATTCGGCAAAGACACCCAAGACCGTAAGGATTATGAAGTAAAAACCCGAATCAACGGGCAAGAACTTCACAACGTAGAATGCAGTGTGTCGGGTGTTATTGTGGTTGATGGTCAAGAAATCACATTGAAACGTGCATTTGTAGAAGATTGGGTGAAGCCACGTGGACAAGTTGAAAGGGTGTTCAAAGGCAACCATACCGAATGTTGGTGGAATGACACCCCGGTAAATGTCGGTGAGTACACAAAACGAATTGAAGCCATTATTGATTCATCCGTGTTCAAGATGATTACAAACCCGGCTTTCTTCGTGGGTATGAATTGGAAGTTGCAACGTGAACAACTGTTTCAACTTGCAGGGACAATTACAGATGCCGAAATTGCTTCACGGAATCCCGAATTTGCCCTTTTGCTTGACAAGATAAGCGGTAAATCACTTGCAGACTTCAAAAAAGAATTGGTGGCACGGAAAAAGCGCTTGCAAGATGAATTGGCACAAATCCAACCAAGGATTGACCAAACACACAAGATGAAGCCGGAAAATGAAGATTTCCATGAAATCGAAGTGGAGATTGAACAAATGGACAAGGAGATTGCAGAAATCGACAAGGCAATTGCAGACGTAACCGCCGCAATCCGTCGCCAATATGAAGCGGAACAAAACAAGCAAAAAAGGGTAAACAACTTGAAATCAGAATGTCAACAAATTCTTTTCGATGCCAAGAGCAAGGCTCAAAATGCCGCCTTTGAAGCCAATGCAAGCCGCCGTGAACTTGAAAGCCAAATCAAGGATAAGGAAAGACAACTTGAAAACACCCGAAAGGAAATAACCGCCGGGCAAGTTGAAATTGCCAAAATTCACCGTGAAATTGAGGGTATCAAGACCAAGCAAGACGATTTGCGCAACAAATGGTTTGCGGAAAATGAAAAGACCTACAATGGTGAAACAGTTTGCCCACATTGTGGACAAGAGTTGCCCGAAAATATGATTTCAAAAGCCCGTGAGGTATTCACCAAGGCACAAGCCGAAAAATGCAATGACATATCAACCGAGGGCAAAAGACTTGGTGATAAGGTTTCGGAACTTGAAGCCAAAGTTGATGAAATCAAACAAGATGTGGACAATGCGGTTAAAACCAAAGAAACATTGTGTAATGAACTTGATACACTCAAAGAAAAATTCGTTGAAGTCCCGGTTATTGATATTGCCACCGTCGTTCCTGAACAAATACCCGAATATGTAGCAAAGCAAAAGGAGATTGCCGACATTGAAGCAACCATTATAACCGACAATTCGGGCATTGATACCGCCGATTTACAGACCCAAAAGGCGGAATGTAACAAAAAACGTGGTGATTTGGTCGCACGCCTTGCAAAACGTGATGTCATTGCCCGTTGTGAAAAGGAAATTGCAGACCTTGAAGAAAGGGGCAAGCAACTTGCACAAATGATTGCCGATGCAGAGCGTGAAGAATACACCATTGCACAGTTCACCAAAAACAAGATTGATGAATGTGAAAGCCGTATCAATGCGATGTTCAAAGTTGTATCATTCCATTTGTTCGATTATACCAACGACGGCAACCCGGTTGAAACGTGCATTCCAACAATCGGCGGTGTCCCTTACGGCAGCGCAAACACTGCAAGCAAAATGAATGCGGGTCTTGACATTATCAACACGTTGTGCAAGTTCTATGGGGTTTGCGCACCAATTTTCATTGATAACCGGGAATCGGTCAATGACATTATCGAAACGCAAAGCCAAATAATCAATTTGGTTGTAAACAAAGACAATTTCTTAACCATCAAATAATATCAATTATGAACGAAATTCAGAAACAAAACCCGGTTGGAGTTGTAACAACCACCAACCCGATGAATGCCGGATTCAACTTCTTTGACCCGGTACAGTTTGAAACTATGCAGAGAGTTTGCAAAATGTTCGCTTCATCCGACCTTGTGCCGGACAATTACAAACCGACATTTAAGCAAGTTCCGGCAAATGCAAATCCCGAACAAATTGCGGCAATTCAACTTGAAAACCAAGCCGCGCAAAACAAAGCCGTTGCCAATTGCATGATTGCCATTGAGATTTCAATGCGTATCGGTGCAAGTCCATTGATGGTGATGCAAAACATGGTGCCGATTTATGGCAAGCCGTCTTGGTCGTCAAAGTTCTTGATTGCAACCGTCAATTCTTGCGGTCGCTTTGAACCGCTGCAATACCGCTTCACCAACAAAGGTATGTTGGGAATGGTTGATTATACCGATTATGTTTGGGATTCACGAAGCAACCGAAAACAAGCGGTGCAAAAGCAGTTTGATGGCAAGGCGATACAAGACATTGAATGTGTAGCATATACGACAAAGAAAGGTTCAAAAGAAGTGCTTGAATCATCCCCGGTTTCCGTCCGCCTTGCCATTCAAGAGGGTTGGTTTACAAAGAACGGTTCAAAGTGGCAGACCATGACAAAACAAATGTTGATGTATCGTGCAGCTTCATGGTGGACTTCCGTTTATGCACCCGACTTGTCAATGGGTATGCGCACTATTGAGGAACAACAAGATATTGTTGATGTGGATTATCAAGAAGTAATAGAATCCCCTGAAGAAGAAAGGCGGAACAATGCCAATAAAGAAACTATCGGTGCAGATATTGAGGAAAACGGCAATCAAAGTCCTAAACAAGCCCCAAGAAACACCGAAACGGAAAGCGTGAACAAAGATACCACGGAAGCACCGAAAGATGAACACAAGCCAAATCCCGGCTTCTAAATGAATAAAATCCGAAAGACTATGGAATTGAAAATTTTGGGTTCTTCTTCAAAGGGTAATTGCTACATACTTGACAATGGCAAGGAAGCCTTGGTGATTGAATGTGGTATTTCATTCAACGAGGTGCAAAAGGCGGTCAATTTTGACATTTCACGCATCAAAGGGGCGATTGTATCACACGAACATGGCGACCACGCCAAATACGTTGAAAACTTCATTCAAGCCCGTATTCCCGTGTATATGTCCACCGGAACATTGCACGAGGTTGTCAAGAAGTTTAGAAGCCCTTATTTGTCGCCGTTTATGATGGATGCACAATGCAAGGTTGCAATCGGCAATTTCATCGTGTTGCCTTTTGCAGTCCAACATGATGCCCGTGAACCTTTCGGATTTCTAATTTACCACCGTGAATGTGGAAAGGTCTTGTTCGCAACTGATACACATTACTTGCGTTACACCTTTCAAGGCTTGAACAACATCTTGATTGAGTGTAATTACCGACAAGACATATTGGATGCTAATGTGGAATCAGGAAAATTGCCGATGGCTTTGCGTGAACGGACGATTAAAAGCCATTGCAGTTATGACACGTGCAAGGAAGCCTTGATTGCAAACGACTTGTCAAAAGTCAATAACATTGTCTTGATACACCTTTCGGATGGCAATTCAAATGAAAGAGAGTTTAAGCAAGGTATTTTGGAAGCAACAGGCAAGACCATTCACATTGCACGAAGTGGAATGACAATAAAGAACTTCAATGTATCACCATTTTAATTCTTACAACAATGAAAAAGTATTTAGTGACAAACAAGAAAACGCAAGAGATTTGCGGAAAGTTCGATTCAAAAAGTGAAGCAGCAGATGAAATCTTGGGCTTTATCGAGGAACACAACGAAGATGTGGATTCAGACGATGAAGAATACTTGACCCCGTTTGATTTTACCCTTGAAGAGATTGAAAGCAAGGAAATCAACGAAGTGGTTACAGATTATGAAAAGGCAAGGGAATATCTTGGTGGCAAGCCCAATGCAGATTTTACCGTTGCCAAAAAGATTCTTTCAGGTAATTGTGTCCAACTTGAAGATGTTACAAGGTTGGTTTCAGAACTTAACCCCAAACACGTTAAAGCCATTATTGCTTTCAACCGTCTTTGCACTATTGCACAAGCATGGAACAAAGAAGATGATTTCACCCCGGATTTCTCAAACAGGAATCAAACAAAGTGGTTTCCGTGGTTTATATATTCCGATGATGCTGCGGGGTTCGTGTATGCGTATTCGGATGGTACGGCTTCGACTGCGGTTGCGAATGTCGGTTCTCGGCTTTGCTTCAAAACATCCACTCGCGCCCGCCAATTCGGGGAACAATTTATTGACTTGTGGAATCAAGTTTTGTTATTTAGATAACCAAGTGTATCACTATAAAACGAAATATTATGGATAAGACGCTTGGAAAAGAATACGAAAACAAGATGCAACGTATCGCATTTTTGAAAGACAATTGCGATGGCGTTGAAAACAAAGGGTACATGAAACCATACAGCCCGGAAGAACTGCAAGGGCATAAAGAAAAACTTGCCAATGTTTCAATCGAAATCGCCGAAATCGAAGCGGAAATGAAGCAATCACAAGCCGAATACAAAGGCAGATTGAAACCATTGAAAGAAGCAAGAACAAATATGGTTTCAAATATCAAGTCAAAGGCTGAATATGTGACGGAAGTATGTTACAGATTTACAGACCAAGACAGAAAGGAAACCGGGTTTTACAATGATGAGGGTGATTTGATTGAATGCAGACCAGCAACAGCGGATGAACTTCAACCAACCATCTTTCAAGGAATACGAATGAACACCGAAAGGAAAACAGGAACTAATGATTAACCATTTAAAAATTGAATAATATGCAGAATGAGAAATTACAAATCAACTTTGCCCCCGGAATGGCAAAAGCTGAATTAGTGTTGCGTGAGGGTGTAGCACCAAAGGAACTTGACCCCAAAGCACCCGTCAAAACCCTATTGAACGGTGTAATTGGTGCAGTCGTTGAATATCTAACAAAGAGAATCAATACGGGACAATTTGCCCAAAAGGATTGCCATATTCTTGTAAACCGTGAAAATATTGAAATCACTTTGATAATCAATGAAGCGGATGAATACAAACGTGGTGAGATAGTCGGCAAATTGGGCTACAACCCCAAATTTGTTGAGTTCGGGATAAATGGCGGCAAGGTTTGGACACCGACGGAACTTGGAATGTTTATCAAGATGAATCGGGCATTCTTTGCCGACCGTGCCGAAAACATGAAATTGGTTTCATGCCTGATGAACTTTACCGCCGATGTGAACAACAAGATTGACCGTGCCGTGAAAGAAAATGGTAATCGGACGGATAATTTTGCACAAGTGGTCAATTCCAATTTGCCCGAATCATTCACAATTCAAATGCCCATTTTCAAGGGTATGCAACCCGAAACAATAGAGGTTGAAACATTTGCACAAGTAAATGGACGTGAAGTTGCGTTCGTACTTCTTTCACCCGGTGCGCAAGCCATGCTTGAAGATTTGCGCGACAAGGTGATTGATGAACAATTGAAGCAAATAAGGGAGATTGCGCCGGAAATCGCAATCATTGAGGTTTAACAGATTGCCCCCGGCTTGACTTTGTGCCGGGTCGGGGGCTTAAATATCGCAACAATGAATGATTTGAAGATAACATTGGAATCCCTTGTGGCAAGATATAACACAACGGCATTCATGGATAATGACCCGGTGTTGTTTCCACGTTGTTTCTTGGGTAAATCCCAACAAGACATTGAAATTGCCGCGTTCCTTGCTTCAACAATCGCTTGGGGTAATAGGAAACAGATAATGAAAGGTTGCCAAAAGATGTTATTTGACATTATGGATGGCAAACCTTATGATTTTGTGATGCAAAATGAGTGGAAACATATAGACCCGAATTGCAATATCCACCGCACATTCTTTGGGCGGGATTTGGCGTATATGTGTAGTGGGTTGCAACTTGCATATTGGATTACGGGAACTTATGACACTTTGGAATATTTCTTCATAGAACGAGGTTTTGACGTATGGGCGGGATTCACCAAGTTGCGTGAAATATTCAAAGATGCAAACGGCAGTTATTCAAAACATTTTCCCAATCCGCAAGGCAATTCACACAAAGGCGGTTCGGCTTGCAAACGCTTGAACCTGATGTTGCGTTGGTTGTGTCGTCAAGATGGTATTGTTGATTTAGGTATTTGGCACGAATTGACACCCGACAAGCTGATGATGCCCCTTGATGTCCATGTTGCCCGAATCGGGCGCGAATTGAGGTTGATTACACGCAAAAGTAATGACCGCAAGACGGTTGAAGAATTGACGCGAAATTTGGCGGTTTTCGACCCCACAGACCCATGTAAATATGACTTTGCATTGTTTGGCATTGGAGAATCACAAAAACACGTTGTAAGATGAAAGATACATTCTATTTTCAACATGATTACAATGCACGAACCGACCCAAAGTTGCAAGATGTTTTGATTGAGCACGGGGCGGCGGGGTTAGGTGTCTTTTGGTGCGTTGTAGAACAATTATACGAACAAGGGGGGCATTTGCCTTTGAAATCGTGCAAAAGTATTGCATTTGCATTGCACGTTGATGTAGCAATGGTTGAAAGTGTCGTGAATGACTTTGATTTGTTCACTAATGATGGTGAAAAGTTTTGGTCAAAGTCTGTAATAACACGCCTTGGTAAACGTGCGGACATAGCGGAAAAGCGAAAAGCAGCAGCCATAAAGCGTTGGCAATCAAGCAAGGATAAGCAAGAGCAATGCAAATCCGATGCAAGTGCATTGCAAAATGATGCAAAGGAAAGAAAAGGAAAGGAAAGAAAAGAAGATAATAAAGAGAATATAAAAGAGAAAAGCGGACACCGCTTTTCACCGCCCACGATTGAAGAAATAAGGGCTTATATTCTTGAAAAGGGATATTCTTTCGATGCTGAAAGGTTTTTCGACTTCTACGAAAGCAAAGGTTGGTTTGTCGGTAAAAACAAGATGAAAGATTGGAAAGCCGCCATTCGCAATTGGGCAAAAGGAGAAAAAGAAAGGCGGTCGGCATATTCAGGCAACAAGACAACAACAAAAGTGAATGACGAATGGAAGTAAAAGACGGAAATAACAAAAAGATTCAGATGCCAAGTATTGAACAAATACTTCATGCAATCAATCAGCGTGGATTATTTGCGGGCTTCCAACGCTACCAATACATTCACTATGATGTAAATGAAGCATTGAAGATTGTTGAAGCGATTGGCAAAAGCCGGAATCCAAAATTCGTAATTGATGATGAAAACCGATTCACTTACGAAAACTTCATCAAATGGGCGCATTGCGACCCGTCAATGAAATGCCTTGACCCCAATACGGGGCAAGTGATACCGGGGCGATTGAAGCGTGGAATATACATTGCCGGAAATACAGGGTCGGGCAAATCATGGTGTTTGGAAATAATGCAAGCATATTGCACGGCTTTCGGCTTCAAAGTTCTTTGGCAAGATGATTCACAACCGCGCCCCCTATGGTGGCGGATTATTCGTGCAGATGCTTTGTGTGACTACTTCGTTGAGAATGGCAATTTCCAGATATTCAAAAAACAACCGATGCTTGGCATTCAGGATTTCGGGCAAGAACCACAAGAAAACTTGTACATGGGTAATCGTATTGATGTAGTCCGGCAGCTTATCGAATACCGGGGCGACAAATGCGATGAAATGACTTTGATAACTTCCAACATGAAGATGCAAGGTGATGTATTAATTAACCGTTATGGCGACCGTGTGGCAAGTCGGTTGGTGGAAATGTGCAATTACTTTGAAATCAAAGGAAAGGATAGAAGAAAATTATAATCAAATGGAAGATTCAGAATTAAAAAAGCAATTGGGCGATGAACTATGTGCATTTTGCCCTTGGAAAAACGGTGAAATCGACCATCAATTTGATTCATTGTGTGAGGGTGTATATTGCGATGAAGCATTTGAAGCATTTATGGACGAGAACCGAGAATTTTTTGATGATGATGCGGAATAATTAACTAACAAATTCTATGATAACAATGAACGGTATTATCATTCAACAAAACGTGGTCTATAAGACAGAAAAGGGAACGCCCGTAACGGATTCCCTAAAAGTGGCACAAGTGTTCGGAAAGCAGCATAAGAATATAATGCAAGCGGTTCGCAACATTTTGGGGTCGGCTGAAAATTCAGCCCACCGCCATTGGTTCTATGAATCAACATATCTTGATGCACAAGGTAAGCCACGCCCGATGTTCATAATGAACCGTGACGGCTTTTCTTTGCTTGCTATGGGCTTGACCGGGGCAAAGGCTATGCAATTCAAGGTCGGTTTTATTGAACAATTCAATGCAATGGAAAGGGTTGTCAGGCAAGTACAACAAGCCCCCACCACCCCGGCAATACCACAATCTTTTGCCGAAGCATTGCGCCTTGCAGCTTCACAGGCTGAACAAATCGAGCAACAACAAAAGAAGATTGAAGCCGATGCCCCCCGTGTTTTATTCTCACAAGCCGTTGAAACTTCCAATGAATCGGTCTTGATTGGAGAACTTGCAAAAATCATTTGCCAAAACGGAGTGAATACGGGAGAAAAAAGGCTTTTCGCTTGGATGCGTGAAAATGGCTACTTGTGCCAACACGGTGAAAGGTACAATCAACCGACACAAAAGGCGATGGAACTTGGGTTGTTCGAGATTAAGAAAACGACCATTCAGAAACCTAACGGCGACACCCTTATATCCAACACGACCAAGGTAACGGGCAAAGGGCAAGTGTACTTTGTGAATAAGTTTTTGCACAACAACCAAAAGAACTTGCAGCCATGAGAATATACATATCGGGAAAGATAAGCGGTTTGCCTTATGATGAAGTGCAAGAACGGTTCAGTGGTGCGGAAGATTTATTGACCGAACTTGGATTTGAGGTTGCCAACCCCTTGAAAAATGGTCTTGACAAAGATACTTCTTGGAATGAACACTTATGCAAGGACATTGAAATGCTTTTGTCTTGCGATGCAATCTATATGATGGATAATTGGGTGGATTCAACCGGGGCTTCAATTGAATATGATATTGCAATAAGGATGGGTAAGGATATTTGGTTTGAATCCAATGTGGTTCGTAACAATCTTTTTGTGTTGCAGATACAAAATGCCATTCACGAAGTAACGGGCTTGAAATTCAATGAATACATAACAAAATCAAGAAAGCGTGACGGGTTCTTTGCAAGAATGATTTTCGTGTACCATTGCCGGATGCACAAAATGAAACTTACAAAGATTGCCGAATACGTACACCGCGACCATTCAACCATGCTTCATTTACTGAAGAAGTATCAAGATGATTTCAAGTACAATCCACAATTCAGAGAAATAGCAACGAGAGTAAATAATATATTAAATAAAACAATTAAATGATGCACAAATATGATTACCGTTGGACGTTGAAAGATGCCGACTTCACCAAGGACAAAGGTAAGGTATTTTCTTGTTTTGCGTGTGGGGGGGGCAGTTCTATGGGTTACAAACTTGCCGGGTTTGATGTGATAGGGTGCAATGAGATAGACCACCGTATGATGTACACCTATTGCCAAAATCACAATCCGCGTTTCCCTTTCCTTGAACCGATACAAACTTTCAAGGATAGAACGGATTTGCCACCCGAATTGTACAATCTTGACATTTTGGACGGGTCGCCGCCTTGTTCTACATTTTCGATGGCTGGCGTGAATTGCGGGCGTGAAAAAAGTTGGGGCAAAATGAAGAAGTTTAGAGAGGGGCAAGCCGAACAAGTTTTAGACACCTTGTTTTTCGACTTCATAGACCTTGCAAAGAAGCTGCAACCCAAAGTCGTTGTCGCCGAAAATGTCAAGGGGTTGTTGCTTGGTGAAGCCAAGGATTATGTAAGACGGATATACGAGGGCTTCGAGGATGCCGGGTATTATTGCCAACATTGGTTGCTTGATGCTCAAAAGATGGGTGTTCCACAACGACGCGAACGTGTGTTCTTTGTTTGCTTGCGAAAAGACCTTGCCGAACCATTCTTGGAACGTGTTTCGTTGTTCGAGGAATTGCCAAGGCTTCAAATGGAGTTCAAAGAACCAATAATTCCATTCGGGGACGTTGCCGACGGATTGGGCGACGGCGTGGATTCGCCGAAGATGCGCAAGTGTTGGGAAGCGCGACAATATGGCGACAGCGATTTAAGCGGTGCAAATGAAAGGGAATTTGGCAAAAAGGCGATGTTTAACAACCGCTATGTCTATTTGGACAAGGTTTGTCCGACACTTGCCGCCCGAAAGGATTGCTTGATTCGGTTTGATATTCCCAAGTACACAAGCAAAAGCGAAGTTTGTTGCATTTCATCATTCCCACAGGATTACAATTTTGGCGGTCAATCACCCCATTACGTTTGTGGAATGTCAGTTCCACCCGTAATGATGGCGCAAGTGGCAAATCAAATTTGGGAACAATGGTTATCGAAGATTTAAGAATTTATGTGTTACTATAAAACAAAACAATTATGAAATTAGTATTTTTCGACCTTGAAACAACGGGCGTGAATCCCGGAAAGAACGGCATTCACCAAATATCGGGACAAATCGTGATTGATGGCGAAGTGAAAGAATCATTCGACTTTCACGTTCAGCCGAACCCAAAGGCAATAATCGAAGATGAAGCCTTGAAAGTGGCGGGCGTTACCCGTGAACAAATAATGGCTTACCCACCAATGCGTGAGGTGTACAACCAATTTGTCGCAATGCTTGCCAAGTATGTGAATAAGTACGACAAGAAAGACAAGTTCTTTTTGGTTGGTTACAACAATGCAGCTTTCGACAACCAATTTTTGCGCGGTTTCTTCTTGCAGAATGGCGACAATTATTTTGGTTCGTGGTTTTGGTCGAACACCCTTGATGTGATGGTTCTTGCGTCGGCGTACCTTGCAACGCGCCGTCCTGATATGGAAAATTTCAAGTTGTCCACAGTCGCAAAGACCCTTGGAATCGACGTGAAAGACGAATCATTGCACAATGCGATGTATGATATTGAATTGACCCACGAAATCTTCAAAATCGTAACACGATGAAAACAACCACGCAACAATGTTTCAAAAGTGCATACGACCTTTATTTGTGGCAAAGCGCGAATTGTGAGCAATGCAAGAAGTCCGTATGCTACAACCAAAAATTGAAAAGAATGCCCCAATACCGATGTGCGGTGCAACAGCAAATCGAGGGGCAACAAATGGGCGAAAACGAGGTGAACCAACGCACCTTTGACGCGGTACAGGGCAAGAAGTGTCAATTCTTTGTTCCCAAGGTTGAGCAAGCCGAAATCTTGGATTTCTCAAAGGGTGAATCAATCTGCCGGGACGAAGCACCCCAAGAACCCAAGCAACAGGCAACACCACCACCGCCGACAACGCCACAAGAAAAGCCGAAAGCGACCGTCCACGATGCAACATTGTTGCGTATGTCGATGGAAAAGAACATTCCGATTGAGGAATTGGAAGCCGCCGAAAAGCGAATGTTTGAAGTCATTGCAAAGAATGGCGTTTTGCCACCGATGGCAAGCCGTGAAATGGATTTCAAACAAGAGGTCAAGGACGAAACACGCAAAATGCTTGAAACGTTCACTTGGGAAGAAAATATGATGATTGCGTTTGTTCCGCTTGTGATTTCCAAGATTGCTTGGTGGTATGCAGAAAAGGCGATGAAGTTTTGCGCCGACAACCGCATTCAGGAAGTCAAAAAGTTGGCACGCGCAATCAAGGAAATTCGCCAAAGGTATATCAACGACTTGCGCAAGGATTTGGACTTGGCGCATATCAACAACGTTGAAACGCAAGCGGTGCAGTTCATCGAGGAATACAAGCGCGATTTCCAAATAATGCAAATACAGGTGAACCAAGCAATCAAAAGGGAATATCCCGATATTGAATACATCGAAATGCGTACCGATGCCGTGTGTGGAATCACGATGATTCAGTTCTTGAAGAAGCACAACCGGGATATGGACAAGGTTATTGCCCAAAAGATGGGCGCAAGCAAATCAATCACAAACCCTTGTATGGTGTCCCTTGAAACACTATTGGACGCATACTTGCCAACCGGGTTCAAGATACAGGACACAAGGCAAATCGACCTTTGTGTGCGTGTATTGGCAAATCGGGTGCGTGAAATTGATTTCGAGGTGGTCGAATAATACCACCACACAAAGCCGGGTAATGTATAACGTAAAAAATTATCAAAATGAACTTTAATGAGTTAGCAAATAAAGCACATACCAACGCCGTGAATCACGGATTTTGGGAAGAAAGGTGGAGCAACGAACATTGTTTGATGCTTATTATCACCGAAATTGGCGAAATGGTCGAAGCCGACAGGAAAGGACACCACGCCGATATTGATGCGTTTGTGAAGTATGACGCGCGTATTCCTTTCGATGAAAACTTTGAAAGGCACGTCAAAGACACCGTGGAAGATGAATTTGCAGACATCGCCATTCGTCTTTTCGACCTTGCCGGGGCTTTGGGAATCGACTTCGAGAAGATGAACCCTTGCAGATACCACCGAGCATTCGACAAGTTCGACTTTGCGGAAAATGCGTTTGCCTTATGCAAGGGGCTTGCCCGTGATGTTATCGGGGTAGAAAAGCGCATTCAATTCGGAATTGAGTTCGTCAAGAATTGGACTGAATCGTTGTGCATCGGTTTGCCTTGGCACATCGAAAAGAAAATGCAGTACAACGCCAATCGCCCAATCCGACACAATAAGGGTTATTGATGCAAATGCAATGCACTTGCATAACAAATGCACGAAAATATGATGCAATATATCATCATTTACAAGGACGAAACCGCGATTTGCACGGAATGGTTCAATGTGGAAAACAGTTGGTCAAGAAGCATTCGTTGCGTGATTGACCTTGCAACCGACCGAGTAACCTTTGATGGTGAAACGTGGGTGGATATTGAAAAAGATTGCCTTTGATGGCGTAGTAATAACCAAAAAAAACAAAAATTGATATGTTACAGTTAGAAGTAATCGGAAATCTTGGAAATGATGCCGAAATTAAGGAGTTCGGCGGCAAGAAGTATGTTTCAATGAACGTCGCACATTCGGAAAAGCGCAAAGATGGAAGCGACAACACCGTTTGGGTGTCCGTTCTTTGGTATGGTGAGGGTGGCGGATTGTTTCAATACCTGAAAAAAGGTACAAAGGTGTTCTTGCGTGGTCGCCTTGTTCCAAAAGCATACTTGGACAAGAACAACCAAGTTCAATGCGCGGTGAATATGTACGCCAACGAAGTGAACCTTTGTGGTGGCAAGTCGGAAAACAACGGCAACACAGCTTCGACAGCCGCGCCAAGTGTTGAGCCAACACCGACATCGGGTGAAGATGATTTGCCATTTTAAGCCCTGATGCCTTATGAATTACCGAGTGAGGAAAGAAGCCATCGTCGCTTCAATGGAAGTGGTGATGGACGAACAGGCGCAACCGCAATATGTGCCGACATCGTACACGTTTCAATACGCGGTTCAGGTAAAAGGCTTTTTGAGGTGGCACACCATCAAGACATTTTCAAAGATTCGTGCCGCCGCCAAGTTCTTGCATTCATTAAAGCAGAAATTGACCGATGAAGTATGACAACATCATTGCCATTGACCCGGACAAGGAAAAATCGGGCGTGGCGTTCTTGAAGCCGTCCACAAGGCAACTTGAAGTGTCGAACCTTACATTCCCGATGTTGCTTGACTACTTGCAATACGCGAAAAAGGTTCAGGGCGAAACCGGGGAATCCTTGATTGTAGTTGTCGAAGCCGGGTGGATTGTCAAGAAAAGCAATTTCCACGACGCGCAAGGTCGCCGAGCCGAAAAGATTGCAAAGGACGTTGGCGCAAATCACGAAACGGGGCGCAAAATCATCGAAATGTGCAAGCATTATGGAATCGAGGTTGTGCAACACCCGCCGTTGATTAAGTGTTGGAAAGGTAAAGACCGAAAGATTACCCACGAAGAATTGTCGTCGTTTACCGGGTTGATGGGTCGAACCAACCAAGATGCACGCGATGCGGCGTTGCTTGCGTGGTCATTCGCAAACTTGCCAATTCGCATTTCAGTACAAAAAAGTGGCATAAGTTAGTTATAACTTTTTGCGAAAGAGGGGTGTTTTATAGTGAAACACCCCTTAACTTTGCGATGAAATCGCAAAATGTAGAAAAACGATGAAACCAATTGATTTTGTGCAATCCACAAAGGTATTGCAAAGACCGTCCACGATGGCGGAAAGTGAATGTCAGTCGTTGCCCGTGTGGAACGATGGCAAACAATGTGTGTCGTGTTGGAAAGCAACATTCAAGGAAAGGTTGCGAATCCTATTCACGGGCAAAGTGTGGTTGGGTGTCCTTTCGGGCAAGACGCAACCGCCCGTTTTTGTTTCGGGTGAATCGGTTTTCGAGAAACCCGCATTAAAAGACCGAATTTCGGCGTTCTTTGCCGAAGTCAAGGAAAGTATCATTGACGTATGGGAAAACGTCAAGGAAGCCGCAAAACAGCCCGGCAAACGCAAGCATTTCGCCGTTGGCTTGGCAATATCCCTTGTTTTGGGGTCTTTGCTTGGTTGTTGGGTCGGTTTTATTGTCGGTTGCCTTGCCGGAATCATCAAGGAATGGTGGGATTCAAAAGGGCATGGCACGGTTGAAGTAATGGATGCAGTTTTTACGATGATTGGTGCAGCTTGTGCAATTCCATTATCGTTATTGTTTCACTTCTTGATTTGGTGATGATATGGCAAAGATGATTGAAGCAAGCATTGATTCTTTGATTCCTGATGATAAGAATTTCAACAAGGGAACGGAGTTCGGCGAGCACCTTATGGACGAATCCTTGCGGAAATTCGGGCTTGGGCGGTCAATCCTTATTGACAAGAACAACCGAATCATTGCAGGAAACAAAACCGCTGAAAAAGCCGCCGATATAGGCTTTGACAACGTGATTATTGTTGAAACCAACGGCAATTCCCTTGTGGCGGTCAAAAGAACGGACATTGATTTGGATTCAGCCAAAGGACGTGAACTTGCACTTGCCGACAATGCAACGAGTAAAGCAAACCTTTCGTTTGATACGGACTTGATAATGCAAGAAGCCGAAAAGTTCGATTTTGACCCGGAAGATTGGGGTATTCCTATGGAACAAGGCGATGAAGAAGAACAAAACAATGATGAGGGTAAAAAGATGATTGACACACGATTGATTGTTGAATGTGGCGATGTTACCAAATTGTCATTGTTATTCAGTGAGTTACAAGACAGGGGCTTTAAGTGTGAGTTGAAAGAATAGTTATGATTGTAATAAAATCAACGTAAAAAAGGAGATTGAGGAATGGCAAAATTCAGTAAAAAAACGGTGGACATGATTGTTGGGCTTGTGAAGTCCGACACCTACACCATTGCGGAAATTTGCCGTCAAGTAGGAATAACACCGAAAACATACCATCAATGGGTGAATGATTATCCCGACTTTGCCGATGCAATCGAGCAAGCAAAGGCGGAACGGATGCAAGCGATGGTGATTGAAGCCAAGAAATCCTTGATGAAGAAGATACAAGGCTATGACGTTACAGAAACCAAGGTTGTAACCATACCGGGTAAACAGAAAGACGAAAAGGGCAATCCAAAGCCTATAATCAAGGAACAAACCACCACAAAAAAGTACATTCAGCCGGACACGGCGGCAATCATATTCACCTTGACGAATGGCGACCCGGAACATTGGCGCAACAGGCAATCCACCGAGGTAACAGGCAAGGACGGCAAAGACCTTTTCGCAAGTAAGACCGATGAAGAATTGGATAAGGAAATTGAGGAATTGAAACGCAAGTTGGAGTAATGCAGAAGCGGGCGGACAAAATAAAGTATTACAAGGCATTGAAAGAACGGCTTATTCGTGAAAGTCGTTCCGATTTGTTGCGCTTTACAATGTCCACAATGCCCACGTTTCGCCCGGCAGACTTTCACCGCCGATACTATCATGTATTGACCGACTTTGCCGATGGCAAGATTCGCAAACTTATGGTCTTTATGCCACCCCAACATGGAAAGTCCGAGGGTTCAACAAGGCGATTACCCGCTTTCTTGGTCGGTAAGAATCCCGATAACAAATTGGCGATTGTGTCTTATAATGCACCCAAGGCAAGGAAGTTCAACCGAGAGATTCAACGTATTATTGACAGTCCCGAATATCACGAGATATTCCCGAATACCAACTTGAATGCTTCAAATGTTACAACGGTCGCGGGTTCTTGGTTACGAAATGCCGATGAATGCGAAATTGTAGGTTATCGCGGCGGTTTCAAGACGGTTGGCGTGGGGGGAGCATTGACGGGTGAACCCGTAGATATTCTGATTATGGATGATATTTACAAGGACGCAAAAACGGCATGGTCGCCCATTGTCCGTGAAAGTGTGTCTGATTGGTACGATACGGTTGCAGAAACCCGACTTCACAATGATTCCCAACAATTGATTGTCTTTACCCGGTGGCATGAAGATGATTTGGCGGGTACATTATTGCGGCAGCAAGGCATATATGATGAAAAGGAAAACCCGGATGGGTGGGTTGTTGTCGTATATAAAGCAATCAAAGAGGGAAAGCCGACCGAATACGACCCAAGGCAAGAGGGTGAAGCATTGTGGGCGGAACGGCATAATCTGAAAAAGTTGCAGTCCATACGCAAGCGAAATCCGCAAGTGTTCGATTCCTTGTATCAACAAGACCCCCAACCGCGTGCCGGACTTATGTACGAAAGTGGCTTTGTGGAATATCTTATTCGCCCGGCAACAAAGTATGTCAAACGCAAATGTTATGTGGATACCGCCGACACGGGCGCGGATTACTTATGTGCGATTGTGTATGATGAAACCGATGTGGGCAACTACATTGTTGATGTCCTTTATACGACACGCCCGGTTGAGTACACAGAACCCGCGCTTGCAAAAATGCTTACCAAACATGATGTTGCCGAATGTATTGTGGAAGCCAACAACGGCGGTCGCCTATTCAAGAACAATGTTGAAAAGCAATGTCGATTGTTAGGCAATGCCAAGACCAAGTTTTCTTCATTCCACCAAACGGAGAATAAAGAAACACGCATTTATCAACATTCGGCAATGGTTCAGAACCTCACGTTTATGCCCCAAGGGTGGAAAAGCCTATTCCCTGAATTTGCAAAGGCTATTTGTGGCTATCTGAAAGCCGGAAAGAATGAACATGATGATGCCCCCGATGCTTTGACGGGTACGATTGAAAAACGTGCAAACCGCAAGAAATCGGACGTGGCAAGTCTTTTTGGATTTTAATGTATCACTATAAAACAACAACAATATGCCAATTGAAGAAATATTTAAGAAAGCAACGGCAAATGATGTCATTTCGGAATTGAAATCTTGCCGATTTATACCACAACCTGATGTGGAAAGTGCAAAAAAGGCATTGAATCCTAAATTGCACGATGTGAACGACCTGATATTGCGCCCGGATAAAAGGGTGAAAGTAGATGCCGACAATGAAGCGGATTCAGCGCAAAAGGTTATTTCAACCGATGGTGAAGCGGTCAATTTCAGAACGGAAAAGGTTGCAAGGGTTGCACTTGCCATTCAAAAGTTGATAATCAAACGTGCCGTGTCCTTTTGTTTTGGCAATCCACCCGAATATAATGCAACCCCGACCAATGACAATGAAAAGGGTATCATATACGCTTTGAACCGTATCTTGTATGATGTCAAAAGCAATTCATTGAACCGAAAGATTGCCCGTGCGATATTCGGATTCAAGGAATGTGCGGAATATTGGTACACGGTTGAAAAGCCGCATTCAAAATATGGCTTCAATGCCAAGCACAAGTTGCGTTGTGCTTTGTTTGCCCCTGAATTTGGCGATACTCTTTATCCATACTTCGATGAAACGGGCGATATGGTAGCATTTTCACGAGCATTCAGCCGTAAGGACAATGGCGAAAATTCAATTGATTACTTTGAAACATTCACGGACAAGGAACATTGGTTGTGGGTGAATGGGGCAAACGGTTATGATGTAGCCCCCGGTTATCCTAAACCGATTGCAATTGGCAAGATTCCGATTGCTTATGGTTATCAACCATATTTTGAAACGGAAGATGTGGACAAGCTGATTGACCGCTTGGAACACTTGTTATCAAACTTTGCCGATACCAACGATTATCATGCAAGCCCGAAACTATTTGTTACCGGGCAAATCAATGGTTGGTCAAAGAAAGGTGAAGCAGGTTCAGTAATCGAGGGTGAAGATGGCGCAACAATGAATTATGTTTCTTGGCAGAATGCCCCGGAATCCGTGAAACTTGAAATCGAAACCCTTTTGAAGATGATTTACACAATCACCCAAACCCCGGATATTTCATTTGATGCGGTCAAAGGGCTTGGGGCTATAAGTGGCATTGCCTTGAAGCTGTTATTCATGGATGCACATTTGAAAGTTCAGGATAAAAGGGAGATTTTCGATGATTACTTGCAAAGGCGTGTGAATATCATTTTGGCATATATAGGACAAATGAACACCGCTTGGGAAAAGGATTGTGAAGCCATAATGATTGAACCCGAAATTGTGCCTTATATGCTTACCAATGAACTTGAAGATTTGAATTATTGGCTAACGGCAAATGGTAACAAGCCCGTAATATCACAAGAAGAATCGGTTGAAAAAGCGGGCATTTCAAAGGATGTGGCTTTGACGATGCAGAAAATCAAAGAGCAATCAACCGTGGAAAATTCATTTATGATTGGTGAACCTCAATTGGATGGCGATGCGTAAGGTCTTGTTTATAATGTTGATGGTGTTTTGTCTTGCAAGCTGCAAGGAAACCCCGGTAAGTGGGTATGTTGTCGGGAAAGCTTTTATCCCGGCGCATAACACGACCCGTTATGATGTGATATTGAAAAAGCCGATGGTTGAAAGTGTCCCTGACCAATGGATTGTTTGGGTGGCTGATTCATGCGGTGTACACCGTTGCCACGTTGAGAAAGGCACATTTGACCGATTGAAACACGGTGAGTTTGTAACATCAAAAGGTACGTACTATGGCAAAACGGAATAAAACGAAAATAGCGGAAGTCAAATACCATTGTCAAGATTGCGCCCATTCTTATGATTGGCATGAAATCGGGGCTAATGGCAAGCCTTTCATGTGTCGTTGCCCCTATTACACGAATGGCAAATATTGCCGTTTCTTGAACGACCCACAATGTGAACACTTCAAAATTCGGAGATAATGGCAAAGCGACAAAAGACAACGCGGTTTTCGATTCAATCATACGATGCAGCACATTACAGGCAAACGGAACAATACACACAAGCCGTGAATGCCTTGTTTGACCGTGCCACCACCGAGATTGCAAAGGCGGTGGCAAAAGGTACATACGACCCCGACAAACCCTTTTCTTTTGATGATTACCCCGGTGTTAAATCTGTAATGCAAGGTGTAACAAAGCAACTTGCCGACCGAATGATAACAGTTATTGAAACGGGGTCAAAGAAACAATGGTTGTTCGCTTGTGAAAAGAATGACGGCTTCATTGCTTCAATAATGGACACATCCAAGTTGAGCAAAGCAAGGTTGAAGAAGATGCAAGACCGCAACTTGGAAGCGTTACAGACATTCCAAGGACGTAAAGTTGAGGGAATGAACCTTTCGCAAAGGGTTTGGAAATATGTAGGGCAATACAAAGCACAATTGGAATCCGCCCTTGATGTAGGTTTGGGCGAGGGTCGCAATGCCGCCCAATTATCCCGTGATGTCAGGGAAAACCTTAAAGAGCCAAACCGATTGTTCCGCCGCGTAAGAGATAAGCGCGGAAACCTTGTGTTGTCAAAAGCCGCCAAAGCATTCCACCCCGGACAAGGTGTTTACCGTTCTTCATATAAGAATGCGATGCGCCTTACACGTTCCGAAATCAATATGGCTTATCGTGAAAGTGATTTCTTGCGTTGGCAATCACTTGATTTTGTCGTTGGTTATGAAATTCGCAGAAGCAACCATGAACCATTGTTCAAGTGTGATATATGTGAAAAGTTGGTTGGGCGTTATCCGAAAACATTCAAGTTCAAGGGGTGGCATCCGCAATGTATGTGTTATGCCGTGCCTATCTTGATGGATGAAGAAACCTTTGATGAAAATGAACTTGGCGACCTCAAAGCCGCATTGCATGGCACGCAATACAAGAAGTTGGAAGCCAAGAACCTTGTTACCGATGTGCCGGACGGGTTTAAGCAATGGGTGAAAGACCATGAAGAAGCACAAAAGAAGTGGGCTTCAACACCCTATTTCATTAAAGACAACTTCAAGGATGGTCAATTGTCCAAAGGCTTGAAGTTGGATATTATTTCATTCCAACCGAAGATTGACCCGATACAAAGGCAGCTTGACCAATTGAAGCCGCAAATATCTTCAATCCGCGCAATGTGCAATGAATGGGGCTTAAATACATTCATCCTTGATGATGCTATCCAAAACCGCAATCCGTCCGGTGTTGTCAATGCAATTTCTGTTTTACATGGTCGTGTTGATGCAGTGATGCAGGAATACAAGAATTATATCGCGGATGCAACAGAAGCCATAAAAGAAGCCCGGAAACATAATATTGATGTTTCGGAAATACTCAACGACATTGCCGCCGTTACAGGTGATAAGCGTGATTGGATTACAGGTAAAGAAGTATTTAAGAAAAGACTTCAAGACTTGTTGAGTAAGATAGCAACAAATCAGGCATCCAACGATGATGTTCTTGAAATTAAAGCCCCTGATTGGCAATTTAAGCCTGATAAGACAAAAGCGACAAATGCAGAACGTCTATCTACTTTGATGGATAACTTGGAACATTTCTATGGTAAAGAATCGCGTTTCCAAGGTTATATTGATTCCGCCCGTGAAAAAATAAAGAATGGTGAATCTGATAGATGGCTTGGTTATGAATTGAAATCTTGGTCAAGTCATAAATCATTGATGAACGGACAAGCGAAACCTTGTTTCAAATCAATTGACCATTTACAGGAATTAAAAGGTGTTTCATCAACAAAGATTCCTATTCAATGGCGCAAGGCTTACAATGAAGCAATAAAGGCGATAAATGAACATGATTTTGTAAATAAGGGATATGAGAAAGTGTATGTGCAAATTGAAAAGGCTTACAACATCTATAAACTTGCATCATTGAAAGAAGTTAAGCAAATAGGATTTGATAACATTTCACCCAATATGCCATACAACATTTTTACAGATTATATGAAAAAGATACCCGGCATGATGGAAGCATTGCCAAGCAAAGATTTTTTCGATTCACTCAAAGATTTTGTTCCATTAGTTGCATTAAAGAATGGTGCGCATTATTCACCGACTTACAAATATGTGAATATATCATTTGAAAATGATAATCTTCAACGAATGTCCAAATCACCGTGGTATCGAAAAGGATTGTTCTATCACGAATTTGGACACGCCTTTGACCATCAAATTGCACTTAAATCTAAAAGCGAATTGATGAAGATTTATGACGATTGGAAAAAGGTTATCAATGCAGGAGAGGGAGAAAGGCTCAAAGGGGTTATTCAAGAAAAACTTGATAAATTCGGGGCTGATTTTGATAAATTCAGGGATAATGCTTGGAAGCAATATCAAGAGTTGAAACAAATAGGCAAAATGGATGAAGCCGAAAGGCTGAAAAAAGAATTATTTGCGAAATGCGAAGAACAAGAAGCATTACAAATGGAATTTGAAGAACAACTTGGAGCATTTACCGATTGTTTGCAAGCTGCAATTTCCGGGCATAAATTCATCCGACCAAGGGGGCATGATGTCAAGTATTGGACACAAGAAAAACAGCTTGCCGAATTTATCGCCCATTGTTCTGAAAACTATTGGGGCGGCAACCCTATATTCAAAGAAATTGCGCCCCAATTATATGATGATATGCGAAGAATCATTGAAAAGTATATGGCAAAACCTTAATCAAGCCATATTTTGAATTTTTCTTTTAACTCAACGTCTTCTTCACTTTCATTGATGATGTAAGAATATTGAAAATGCTTGTTGTTATTGATTGCAGTTCGCAACATAGCAACGGCATTTTTTTTATCTAATTCCGTGCCTAATATAAAAATTTGAGAAAGAATACCCCCGGGGCTTAAATATCGTCCCCATTCTTCAATTTGCTTGTCGGATAAATCCTTTTTATCCTTGATACCAAGACTAATGCAATATTGTTCAATTTTCATTTTTGTGGTAGTTTTCTATTCGTTTTCTTTCGATGTATCACACCCCTATAAATGATGCACTTGTTATTTCGATAAGGCTTTGTTTCGGTAATACCATAAGCCCATAACCGCGACTTTGACACACCCAATTCAACCGGGGTGAATGTGTCGAATATGGCAGCAATCGAGCCGAAATAATGGTGGTTATCGTCACCGAAACAAACATGATATATTGTGTTCCCGTTCATCATTCACGTAATTTATTCTTGATAATATTTTCAATCTTGCCCAATTCTTCAATCGTTAAAGAATCAACACTATCATACGACTTGAAGAACTTTGAAACCTTATTGCGCAAAGAAATTCGTTGTTGTTCCTTGTTGTGGGCTGCAATATCTTCATCTGTGGCAAGTCGGCAATGTCTATAATTGTTGCCAATCATTGAACCGTCCTTTTTGCGAAAGCGATGTGATTTGACTTCAAATTGTTTCGGTGTAACCCTTGTAACTTTGTCAATGATAGTATAATTGTACCAACCGCCACTTCCAAAAATGACAATATCACCGACCTTGATGTTTTCAAAAGATTGTTCCATATCACTTCAAATTAAAATCAAACCATTCACGGGGCGAATTGACCGCCGCTTTCTTCACTTGCCGATAAAAGGCTTTATTCAACTTTCGCAATCGTGCCAAATGTTCATGCGGTTGCCAATGGAAGTCCGGCATTACTTCATTGTTAGCCGCATATATGCCGCCTTGTTTGGGTTCAAAACGTGCAAAGGCAACCAAGTGTCCGTCTTTGATGAAAACAATGTCTTTGACGGCTTTATTTGACTTGTGCCGATATGCCAAAGTTGTGCAAGCACTGTAATAATCAACAATTCTTTTTTGTTGTTCCATTGCTTCTTTGACCTTTTCTTGTTGATTGTGCCGGAAGCCACGCAAGTTCCCGGCAACCGTTTTACGGTATTCGGCAACATTGATTGGGTCTTTCCCGGTCGCCATATCATACGGCAACAAGCCGTCATTAAACATCTTGACCGCACGGGCAAAGTTTTCCTTGTCCACAATCTTGTCGTGAAGTTCTTTCACGAAATCCACCGTCAAACCGTATTGGCTTGCGAGTGTTTCAATACTTGTCTTTTCCATACAAAGGTAATTATTTTATTTAATATAGTAATTAAAACAATTTTAATTGAAGCCCACTTTCCTTGATTGTCCTTGCATAAATCGGGCATTTCTCAGAATAAGCACATTGCCCGGATTTGGCTTCATCAAATCTTTGTTCCCAAAGTTGTGCATATTGTTCCGTTCCCATTTCGGCTTCTTCATTAAGGAATGTAACCAACTTGATGCAGAAAAAACCATGTTCAACGGTTCTTTCTCCGGCAATTTCCACAAGTCCATTTCCTTTTGGTTTCATAGTAACACACATTTGGTTATAGTAATTTCCACGTTGTTTCAAAAGAACACCGTTCAATTTCGTTAGATTCTTTATGTTCCCCTTTCTCAATAAGTATGGGGATTATGCGAATTGGAATAAACACACCCCAACCCTTACCCTTTTCAGGGAATACACGAACACTTGAACCATCCTTTTTCAGATAGCCAATTTTGAAATAATTGCTTGAACCATCCCAACCATCATAATATGATATTGTCTTGCCGATAAGGGCTTGTTTTATTTCTTTTATTAACATAGTCATTAAGAATTGATTACCATTATAAATTCACATTTTGCCCAATCTGATAAATCGGGGCTTTTCATATATTCTTGGTTCTTTTGTTCAATGGCTTTTGCTTCTTGCTCGCTTATTTCAATGCCATTTACAAAGTATCGTTTCATATCGGAAAGTTTTGTGGGCGACCGAAAGCCGCCCGGATTATTACAATTTGTAGATGTCTATTACTTCATTCTTGGCAACGCTTAATGTGTAAGTCGGTTTGCCGCACGTGGATTCCTTGATAAAGCAAAATGTTTCATCTACTTCACGATAGACATAAACAAATTGTCCTTGAAGTTGGATGGATTCAGCCGTTCCGAAATAATCGGCGGTGTTGTCAATGTCTTGGCAAAGTCCCCAAATATGGTTGCCTATGCCCTCACGGTTGATTGCATCAAAAAGATTAAATGTTTCTTGTTTCATTGTTACGAAAATTTAGAAGTTAAGTCGTACTAAAAATCACACGACCATGAATATTGTTGTTTCAGTTGTGCCAAAGCCTTGTCGGTAACGTAATACACATAACCGCCACAGTTTGCCCGGCTGATTGAACGATTGCATTTCAATTCAATTGGTTTGTTGAAGCTGATTGCATAGCGATTGCCACATGAGAGAATCAAGAAATCAACCGATGCTTTGTATTCATCAACTGATGTTGGCTTGTATTCCCCTTTTGGAATAAATTTATCTTCATTCGTGAAGTAACCTTTTACTTGTGATGTTTCCATTGTTGCGAATATTATCTGTTATGTATTATAGTAACACACCGCAAAGATAAGCGTTATATTTAATAAAACAACTATTTTAAGCAAGAAAAATGCAAATGCAGTGCAAAAATGTGGATAAGTAAAGCATAAGTTCAAGTTTATTTCTATGTGTATCACTATAAAACATAATACTTTTGTGATTGATTTGTTTAACATTATAATTATCGGAAAATGAAAGAAACAATTTTGGCATTACTGATTGCTAAGTTTTCAGGCGTGCGAAAAGACGGACTTGTTGCATTGGCACGTTCACTTGCGTTACAATGCACGACCGAAGATGAAGCAAAAGCCCTTGTGGACAAGTTCACCGATGCGCAAGTGAATGAGTTTGTCAAGGATTACCGCGCCGATGTGGACAAGGAAGTGTCCGAAAGCAACAAAACCTTTGAAACCAATCTGAAAAAGAAGTTCGATTTGGTTCAGAAAACCGAACCCGGCGGTAAGAAGAACCAGAAAGACACCGACACCGACGACATTGCAGCTATTGTAAAAGCAGCAGTTGATGCGGCGGTTGCCCCTTTGAATGATAAGTTGAATGGTTATGAAGCAAAGACTATTGCCGAAACAAGGCTTCAAGCATTGAATGAGAAGTTAAACGGATGCAAGGATGAAAATTTCAAGGCTCAAACTTTGAAGGACTTTGCCCGGATGAACTTTAAGGATGATGCAGATTTTAATGAATACTTGTCAAGCAAGGAAGCGGACATTGCCACGGCAAATCAAAACAAGGCTGATACAGATTTAAGCAATTCCGGTGGAAGCCCGTTATTCTCACAAAAGGAAGAAAGCGGTATTTCGAAGGGTGTTGCCGAATATGTGGAAAGTCTAAAGCCTGACAACGACACGTTTAAGGGCAAGGAAATTTAAGTATAACCCTAAATTGTTAGAACAATGTCATTGACAATTAAACGTAAAAAGGACAATCGCGTTGTTAAGTGCGTGCTTCATCGCGTTGCGGACATCCCCGGTGGTGTAACCGTACAGGTTGCAAACTTGGGTGGTTCGGCATTGTTGGAGGGTACGCCCCTTGGTAAAGGGTCTAATGGTTTGTATGTAGTATGTAAGACCGCACAAGTAATAACACAAGCAAATGGGACTGCAACAGATTACGAAGTGGCTAAAGGACACCATTTCAAAGTTGGCGACCGATTCGCGACGGCAGCTTGTAACGGGCAGACCATTACCAAGATTGATAAGAGCGATGCCGCAAAGGATATTATTACAGTAGGAACAACGCTTGGCGCACAAATCAATGCCGGAACTTGTGCGTTTGAATCAAGTGGAGCAAACAAAACATTAAAAGTCACCCCGGTTGCCATTGCGGGGTCAAACCAAGATGTAGAGGGTGGCGAAAACTTGTTTGTAGATGCTTGGGTTATCGGTGTCGTTAAAGCAGCCAACGCGCCAATCGTGGATGATTCCATTAAATCCGCATTGAAATCAATTGTTTATGTTTAACCCCAAAAGTAAACCAATATGCAGAAATCATTGATGGTTGGGTTGAATGAAAAGGATATGGGCGCGGTAATTCGCACCTATGACCTTAAAGATTACTATTACCCAACCCTTTTCCCACTTAAAGAAACAAATTTCTTGACGTGGAAAATGCTTGAAGCGCAATCGGGCTTGAAGATTGCCGCCGACCTTGTTTCAAGGGGTGCGACAATTCCAAGAAAGACCCGTGAAGCCATTTCACGCATTCAAGGTGATATTCCCAAGATTACCATTTCACGTGAAAAGAATGAAGATGAATTGACCGAATACGACATTATGGTTGCTATGTCGAGCAACAACCCCGACTTGAAAGCACTTGTCGAATTTTGGGCGGAAGATACCAAGTTCTGTTGGGATGGCGTTGCAGCCCGCGCCGAATGGATTGCATTGCGCCAAATTTCGCTTGGCAAGGTCAAGTTCACCAATTCCAATAACGCAGCGGTTGTCACCGAATACGATGTTGACTACCTGATTCCGGCAGAACAGAAGATTGGCGTTGCCACTTCTTATTCGTCCGGTTCGGCTGCAAAGCCTTTGACAAAGGATTTCCCAGCAGCTTTGAAGTTGGGTAAGAAATTGTATGGCGCAACCTACAAATTCGCATTCATGAATGTTGATACCTTTGAAAAGTTTGCTTCACAAGAAGAAGTTTTGAAGAAGTGTTCTTCATTCATTCAGAACGCAACAGGCACGCAGGATGCACCTGACTTGGCAACCGTTAACGCATATCTTGCCAAGAAGAAAGAATTGTATCGTGGTTTGCAGATTATCGTGATAGACCAAGACATTACGATTGAACTTGCAGACGGAACGCGCGACACTTCAAATCCGTTTGAAGATGATGTTATTCTTTTTTCTGAAAGCAAGATTCTTGGCAATACCTATTGGAAGAAGCCTATTGACGCAAAGAAGATGCCCGGCAGTGTAGCCGAAAAGGTTATGCACGGACATACCTTGGTCAAGAAGTATTCCAATGAATCCCCGGTTCAAGAAGTTACCGAGGGTATTGCAAACCTTTTCCCGGCATGGAATCTTGCCGGAAGAAGCGTGTTGATGCAGACCAACCACACGAGTTGGAATAAAAACTAACAATAGACCAACGGGGCGGTTTATTTCCGTCCCAATGGTCTTTTTGCAAGGTATGAGTATATGACAAACAAAGAGTATTTGACCAAATCATTGAATGGGCTTAATGTAAGCGAAGATGATATTGATATTATCTTGCTTAAAGGCGGTCTTGCAGCCAACGACACGGCGGATGCAAGGGGGTGTGATATATCAGTGTACAACCGTATGTCGGTTATATTGAAAGGTATGTTGCAAAATGTGTCCGAGGGTGGATATTCTATATCGTGGAACATGGAAGCCGTTAAGTTGTATTATGCCGCATTGTGTAATGAATTGGGCAAAGAAAACGTGTTGGTCGCACGTCCTAAAGTTCGCAACCGTTCAAATATTTGGTGATTATGGCACAAGTGAAGCAATATCCACATTACCTATTCATCGAAGTTGCCACGGAATCCGTGCAGGATTCACAAGGCAATTGGACGGAATGTGAACCGTCGAGCAAATTCATATCCATGTGTCGTGAAGAATCTGATGGCAGGGGTACGGAATATCAGGTTGCCGGGGGTGAATACCAAAAGGCAACATCTGTAATTCAATGCCCAAAGACTTGCCCAAAGGTAAGTAAAGGCGCAAGGGTGATTGTTGCAAACGACCCTGATTGTACGGACATACGCATTGCCGGAATATGCTTGAACTTTGACCCCGCACAACTACATTCAAGACTATGGGTATAAAAGCAAACTTCACCAAAGATGATGTCAAGAAGCGTTTTGATGCTTTCTTGGATATGGTCGAAAGAAAGCAGATTGAACGATTGCAAAGGCTTGGTGAAATGTGCTTGATTGAAGCACGCAACAATAAAGGCTACATGATGCAGACGGGGGCATTGCTTTCGTCAACAGGGTATGAAGTTTTTGTTGATGGTGTTGCAATACATGGTCAATTTGATGCCGCAAGCGGTGCGGAAAGTAATGCAGCGGCACAAGGTATAAAAGCAGGGCAAGACATTGCCGAAAAAATCGGCAAGGAAACCAAGGGTGTTGCCCTTGTTGTGGTTGCCGGAATGAATTATGCCGCCTATGTCGAAGCAAAAGGATATAACGTGTTGTCAAGTGCTGAACACCTTGCAGAACGGGAATTGCCCCGAATGTTGGAAAAATTGATTAGTAACATTAAACGTGCAGCGGAATGAAAACCATATTTGATACCGATGGGATTTTGTTTTCCTTGCTTGATGGTAACACGTCAATCAAGGGCGGTTGCTATGTTGGTGACGACAGACCCGAAAATTCAGCAAATGAAGATATTGTTATAAACACAATAGACTTGGCGCAAGACACCTTACCCCAAATCGGTACGTCTAACATCAACATATATACAGCCGACACAAGCAAAAAAATCAAAGGTGAAATGCAAGTTTCAGCCAACCGCACGCGCCTTAAATCCTTGGCAAAGGAAGTCTTGGTGATAGTTAGGAAAGCGAATGTAGATGGGATAACCATAACGCCCGGTAATATGACGATTATGTATGAACCCCACACGAAGCAACACTTCATCAACATTCGCATTGATTGGAATATTCAAACTGATTAAATGTTATGGCAGTACAAAGAACATCATTGATTACACTTGGACTTTGCGAAATCCAAGTTGGTACAGCCGGAGCAGATGGGAAAATGCCGTCTGAATTGGCGAAGATTGGCAAGACCTATAAGGACACTTGCAAGATGGCACAAGATGCATCCGATGTAACGGAACATTTTGAAGAGGGTAAAGCCGCCCCGGAAGTCCGCAAAAAGGCACGTAAGATGCCTAAATTGACATTCAGCATCATGGATGCCAATGTGGATGACCTTGTAAACTATGTTGGCGGTGAAAAGGTGGAAACAACAAAGTGGGGATATGACGGTAACGAAGTTGTGGCAAACAAAGCCATTAAGGTAGTTACCGAACAAGGACTTGACTTTGAAATTCCTAATGCTGATATTGAAGCGGTAATAAACGCGGATATGTCGGCAAAGGGTATTTTCCTAATTGATTTCACCGTAACACCTTTGGCAGTAACCACGGGTAAGGCATTACGTGGTGTGCCGAAATGATAAATTATCGGGGCATATACCCCAAGCCCCGGAATGCAATAGTGTGTTTCGGGGCTTATTTTTTTCTAAGATGTTGTAGTATGACAGATGCAAATAAGAAACTTGAACAAGAAAGGGACGAACTAAACACCCTTATAGGAAAGGGCGTGTCGTTTGAACTCAAAGATACCGAATTTGAAGTACAAAAAAAGTTCTTTGGGCTTGTCAAAAGACACATTCCCCACGAAGTTACACGTACATTCAAAATTGAAGAACTGACCCTTTCAACCCTTGACCGCATTTCAGCCGAAACAATCGAAATGGCAATTGATGAATCCATGATGAAGTCGGATGATTCGATGCAACGGGCAAAAGGACTTGCCCACAAACATTCCATTCGATGTGCAAGAATTATAGCGATTGCCGTACTTGGTGAAGATAGGTTGATTCCGGTGCATGGGAAAGGATGCACACGATGGGTTGAAAACAAGAAGCGACTTGAAGAATTGACTTCATTGTTTGCGCGTAAAATCAAACCATCTGTATTGTATAAACTTTACGTCCTTGTCAATGCCATGTGCAATCTTGGGGATTTTATGAACTCTATTCGATTGATGCAGCAAGAAAGAACCACAATGCCGATTCGGATAGAGGAAAACAACGAGGTTTAAACAGTCCGCACGGTCGTCGGGGGGCTATATGCCAACATTTCGGATGGACTTATGATTACCTTATGCACGGCATTGCATGGTCGGTTGTTCAACGTATGATGATAGATGCACCGGGTTATGATATGAATGATGACACCGGGGTTGAAGAAATCGAATTGACGGAAAACAACAGTGAGCAAATTTTGAATTATGTAAATAGTTTGATGTAATATGGCAGAAATTGACGGTGGCGCATTGTCCTTTAAATCCATCATGGACAATGACCAACTAAATATGGCGATAGATGAAACCTTGCGACGGGTGCAAGGGTTTTCCAATGCCGTTGTTGGCAGTGGTGATGTGATGGACAGAACCACGCAAGAAATGGTTGAATGTATTGAAATTCAACGCAAGGTTGTTCAGGATTTGGAAAACAAATATTCGGATTTGGACGCAAAGATAAATGCAATTGAACCCGGTGATGCACAAGAAATCTTGATGAGTGAAGCCATTGCGGTAAAACAAGAACTTAATGCGGAAAAGAAAGCCCTTACCGCATTAACGGTTGAATTGAACAATTTACAATCAACCAATGTGCGTTGTGCAATGTCATTCGACCAAATCCGTGCCATGTTGGGGCAAATTGGCGCAGCGTGTGAAGAACATGAAAGGGCTATTGCAAGCTTAAATGATGAATACGACCGATTAAGCCATGCTGCAAGCGATGCTTTTGTGTCCGGGCGTGATGATGATTACAGGGCATTAAAGCAACAAGCGGACGCAATCAAAGGTGAAATCACGGTTCGCCAACAACTTTTAAATGAATTGCGTGAACAATCGGATGCCCTTGAAGATGAAGCGGGCAAGTTGGAAGAAGTAGCCAAGCAAGCAGATAAAACGGCACAATCCCATGTTTCTTTGCGCACCCGTATTCGTGACCTAAAAGAAGAAATGGCGTCATTGATTGCCGATGGTGTAGATGAACAAAGTGCCGCTTATAAGGAATTGGAAGAAGAACTTGGGCGTTTGATGGATATTCAAGGGGATATTCAAGCACAAGGAAGCGTTCTTGCAAATGATGAAGCCCAATTTCAAGGCATGATTCAAGGATTGTCAGGTGTTGTTGGCGGATTTACAGCCGCCCAAGGTGCAATATCATTGTTTGCCGGAGAAAATGAGAATTTGCAAAAGATAATGTTGAAAGTTCAATCCTTGATGTCAATCACCATTGGATTGCAACAAGTGGCGCAAACTTTAAATAAGGATTCGGCTTTTCAACTTGTAACCATTAACGGCTTGAAAGAGTGGTGGAACAAGTTGTTGGCAATCGGGCGTGGTGAACAAGTTGCATCAACCGCCGCAACGGTAGCAGATACAACCGCGACCATTGCAAGTACGGCGGCAGAATCCACACACACGGCAGCGACCCAAGCAAATACAACCGCCCAAGGAGCAAACACGGTGGCGCAAGGGGCAAACACCGCTGCAACGGGAGCGCAAGCAGCAGCGGCAACCGCCGGAACGGTTGCAAACATAGGTCTTGCAGGGGCATTCCGAATGGTCGGTGCGGCGATTAAGTCAATCCCGGTATTCGGTTGGATTCTTGCAGGAATTTCGGCATTGATAGCACTTGTTTCCCACTTTGTCGGTAAAGCGAATGAAGCCAAAAAAGCACAAGAAGAATGGTATAAATCCGTTGCGGAAAATGCTTACAAGCCTATTGCATCAATTGAAGAATTATCGGTAAAATGGAATGCCCTTGGTGATGATATGGAAGCCAAGAAAAAATTTGTTGAAGCCAACAAAAAGGCTTTTGATGATTTGGGGGTATCAATCAATGGGGTTACAGATGCGGAAAACTTGCTTATACGCAATAAACAAGCATTCATCAATGCACAAATAGAAAAGGCTAAAGCAATGATTCTTGTTCAACAAGCCCAAGAAAAGGTGAAAACTTTGATGGAAAAGGAACAAGCATACAATGCGATGCCGGATAATGTAACCAAAACGCGTTCAATTAAACATGGTGCAGGAATGGGCGCATATTGGACAACAGAAACTTATGTTGTTCCTAATGAAGAAAAGGCAAAGGTAAAAGCAAGTATTGAAGCATTGCGCACAGAAATCACCCAAGGATTTACCGATGCAGCCAAAGCAGAATCTAATGGCTTCAATTTGATGAAACAAGCCGGAATTGATGCTTCACAAACGTATGCGGATGGAACATTGGGGGCTATTGAACAAGCCATTCAAGTGAAACAAGAAGCCTTGAAACGCCTTACCAATAATGATGATTACAAGAAGAAGTTAAAGGAAATAGAGGATTTACAGAAAAAAGCTGATGCAATTACAGGCAAGAAAACAACCACGGGTGGAAGCCAAACCAATAAAGACCCATTCTTGGAAAAATTGAACAAGTATAAAACCGAATATCAACGATTCAATAAGTGGGTCAATTCTGGTGATGCCATATTGGTTCAATCAGCACACAAGGAGTTTGAAAAGTTGCTTGCAGAGGGGGCGACATATATTGACTATTTGAAAAATCAACGCGACCAAATTTTGGCGGTCGATGTCGCCAATCGAACCAAGTCGCAAAACAAGCAATTGCGGCAACTCAATGATGCCATTGCAGAAGAAACGAAAGCAACGGTTTTGGAAGCGTTCAATACAGAATTGAATGAACAATTGACCAATGCAAGCACCGTTCTTGAAATGCTCAAAATCATTGAGCAAAAACGCAAGGAATTGGCGAATGATGGAACGGAAGTGGACAATGCAAAAGCCGAATCCCTTGATGAAGCCGAAAAGAATACACAAGAGCAATTGAAAGAGGAAACCGAAGCATTGTTGGCTGAATATGCTTCATACGTTGAGCAAAAACGCCGTCTTGAAGAACAATTCAACAATGATGTCGCCTTGCTTATGTGGCAAAGGGAACAAGCCACCACGGACGCGGAACGTGCCAATATTGATACCGCAATACAAAACCGTAAAAATAAATACACCGATGATGTAAACGGCATTGGCGGTATTGATTATGATGCGATGTTGTCGGAATATGGCACGTTTGAGCAAAAGAAACAAGCAATCATTGATGAATACGAGGAAAAGCGCAAAGCAGCACAAGCGGTCGGCAATACTGAAATGATAGAAGCCTTGAACAAAGCGCAAGCCAAAGCCCTTTCCAAATTCGCCCTTGACGAGTTACAGGCACACCCGGATTGGGAATTGATGTTTGGCGACCTTGACGAAATAAGCACCCGGAAACTTCAAGAATTGATTGATAAAATCAACAATCTTGATGGCGCATACCTTGGAATTGAGTTTGACCCGAAAGACCTTGAAACATTGAAAGACAAAATCGGGAAAATGAAAGATGAAATTCAGGAGCGCAACCCATTTAAAGCACTTATTTCATCTATCAAGGACTATGGCAAGGCGGCGGATGATGAGAGCAAGAAAAAGGCTTTGACCAATATGTTTGAAAGCGCAAGCAGTGCGATTGACCTTGTGGGCGGAACAATTGATGCCGTAACGTCCGGGTTGGAAAAGATGGGCATTACAATGGACGAAGAACCCCAAGCGATAATGAATGACATTGGCGGAATTATGGATGGGGCAAGCCAACTTGCAACAGGTATCGCAACGGGCAATCCCTTATCTATGATTCAAGGTTCAATCGGCATATTGTCGTCTGCATTTGATTTGTTCAACTTCAAAGACCGAAAAGCAGAAAAGCAAATAAAGAAGCACCAAGAAGCCATTTCACAACTTGAAAAGGCTTACACTCAACTTTCATGGGCTATTGACAAGGCTTTGGGCGGTGAAGTTTATAAGAACCAACAAGCCGCAATTCGCAACATGAAAGAACAACAAGAACATTTGCGTGCATCTTGGGAAGCGGAAATTTCTAAAAAGGACACCGATTGGGGCAGGGTTGATGAGTTCAAAGCACAATATGCCGAATTGGAACGCCAAATTGCGGATATGTACGATGAAATTTCAAATGACTTGTTACAGACCAATGCGAAAGACTTTGCAACCCAATTGGCGGATAACTTGGCAACCGCTTTCAAGGCTGGTGAAGATTCGGCTAAGGCTTTTGAAGAAACCGTGAATCAGGTTTTACAAAACTTGATTGTAAACCAATTGAAAAAGAAATTCTTGGAACAACAGCTTCAAGGCGCACTTGACCAATTGGAAAATTCAATGGGTTGGTGGAATGGCGACACTTTTGTTTTTGATGGCTTGACAGATGATGAAATTGCAGCATTCAAAGCCAAGGTTCAAGCAGCCGCCAACAATTATGAACAAGCCTTGGGCATTTACAAGGATTTATTTAAGGACTTAAATGTTGAAGAAGCAGATGATTCTTTGACGGGGGCGGTCAAGGGTGTTTCAGAAGAAACCGCAAGTATTGTTGCCGGACAAATGAATGCAATCCGTATCAACCAACTTGAATCAACGGCGATTTTACGCCAATCATTGCAAGCCTTGAACACTATTGCCCAAAATACGGCATATAACCGCTATTTGGCAAGAATCGAAAGAATTATCACCATACTTGAACGCAATTCAACGGGTGATTCTTTGAGGTCGCAAGGTTTATCATAAATGAAAGTGTTTCACTATAAAACAAGTAATATATGAAACTATCAAAAGAACTTGCCCGGCAAGCAAAAGCCAAAGGAATATGCACACCTTGGCATAATGAGTTGCTGAATTTGCAAAACAAGGAAGCAATGGTGGAAATGTACTTGAAAGGCATTGATTTTTGCCTTGCCAACGACTATCCGAAAAATGACTTCATAAGGGAGCATTTCAAAGGAGTTATGGAGAAACAAGGGGTTTTCCTTGACGATGATATAAAAGTTGAAAATATGCCCAAATGTGTGTGTTTGGGAAAGACTTGCGGACGCATTGAAGCAAAGGGATATGAAGTTTGCGAAATCTTCGTCAAGCATAATTCAGAATTGAATGTGGTTGCCAAAGACAATGCCTTTGTAATGATTGATATTTATGATGATGCCGTTATAAGTGTTTATGCAGGCGACCGGGCAAAGGTTTGTGTGAACCATCATGGCGGGTCGGTCAATAGATATGCAATGAATGATGCCATTATTAAAATTCGGGAACAAGATAAAAAGACTTATTAAAATGGATGCGAATAATATAATTTTCCAAATGCCATTCGATGAAAGCAACGGTTCAAAGGTTGCTTTCGATTACAGCCAAACACGTGCGGACGGAGTTGTACAAGGTGCAGCATTCGTTGCCGGAAAGAATGGCAATGCAATTTCGTTTGGTGGAAAGGACACTTGCGATGTGTCCAAATCGGTGTTACCCAACATGAATGTTGATTTCTCAATGATGATGTGGGTGCAAAGCCGTGATGTTGAATGTGGTTCACCACAAAAGATAATTTGGGTTCTTAACTTTGATGGAATGAATAATTACGTTGAAATTCCGATTGAAGCAACCCCCGGTTCGTGGTATTCAATGGCAATAACAAGGCGTGGTGCATCTTTCAACATATATGTCAACTCATCATTGATTAAGACCGTAACAAAATCCGGAACATTGCTTGGCGTATCATTGTGCCAAGACTATTACGGGGGCGAATACGGCTTGGGCTTGCTTGATGATGTCAAGATTTACAATGTTGCATTGTCGCAAGAAAAACTTATCAACGAATTGTCCATGAGTAAACAACAAGCCTATTTGTTGGACGGTGTGGATTTCAAAGATTATGGCATATATGTGTCAGGTTCAGACGGAGTTATGAACCGCCCCAAATTAAAAGCACCCGCAACATTGAATTGGGATAATTATCATGGTGAAAGCGTTGATTTATCACATAAGTTCTATGAATCAAGGGAAATCACCTTGTCTTGTTTTGTCAAGGCTGAAACAAAAATGGACTTCATTAAGAAGATTACAGCCTTTGAACAATTGTTTGATAGGGTTGGCACAAATCGCCTTGTGATTGATATTCACCCGGTAAAACCATTGGTATATGAAGTATATTGCAAAGATGCGATTGAGATTCAAAAGGAATGGTCGGATGATTTGATGGTTGGCACATTCAAGTTGAAGTTAATAGAACCCGAACCCGTCAAAAGAGTATTGAAGCACATTCGCGTCAATGATGCGACCAAGGCTTGCACCATTACTTTGACAAGTTCCAAGTATGTGAACATATATTGGGGGGATGGTTCAGTGGATTATGACATAAGCGGTGATGCCGTCCAAATTACACACAACTATGATGTCAATGGTGATTATTTCCCGGTCGTAACCGGGTGTATTGATGAAATTTCATCGTTTGAAACAAATGCAATTATAGTATGGGAACGAATATAATCATTACACAACCGAATGGAAACCGTGTGCCAATGCAGAATCGGCGCACGGCAACCGTGATAACGTCTGCAAAACAGAATTGGGGTTTAAATGCGGAAGATACGGTGGATATTACCATTGAATCACCATTTCCACAAAAGTATAATATTGGCGATTCAATCACCGTATTTGGGCGTGACTACAAGTTGAACCGTTTGCCGTCGGTCAAGAAAACAGGGATGCACCAATTCCAATACACCTTACAATTTGAGGGCATACAATATGACCTATTTAGGGTTACATACGACTTGACTATTGACACGACCACGAATGAATTGCAAGACGTGCAAGGTGACACATTGACGGGCAATTTGAATCGTTTTATGGCAGTTCTTATTGCCAATGCCAATCGCGTGTTTCCGGGTAAATGGAAATTGGGGGCTTGCCCTGATACCATTGGTGACAAGACTTTGACTTTCGGTGAATCCGACAATTGTTTGTCGGTGCTGCAAAACCTTTGCAATGAGTCAAACTTTAATGTTGAATTTGAGATTGAACAGGCTAAAGGCGTGTACACAATCAATCTGCATGAACGTGTCGGACAGACATTGCCGTTTGTGTTCAAGTACGGAAAAGGACGTGGTTTGTATGACTTGTACCGTGAAAACGTATCTTCATCAAACATTGTTACACGGTTGAAAGTGTATGGTTCGACCGAAAATATTACTTCAAAATATCGTGCCGACCGTCTTTGTTTGCCGGGGCGAACAAAGGGGCAATCATACATTGAGAAAGCCGAAATGGTGGCGAAATACGGCATTTTTGAGGGTCGCAAGAACTTTGACAGCGTTAAACCATCATTCACGGGTTCGGTGGAAAGCAAGGTTGATGAATTTTCTTTCATTGACACGAAATTTCCGTTCGACCTGAACGCAAAGGATTCAACTGGCGAAACTTTGTATCTTATCAATGGGGTTTCGGCAAAGATTCATTTCAATACGGGCAATCTTGCCGGATATGATTTTGAAGTTAAGAGTTACGACCATGCAACGCACAAGTTTAGTTTGAAAAAAACAACCGACGACCGGGGCGATGTGTTTCCGTCTGAAACTTCAAAGGCATTCCAATTTGATAAGGGCAATGAATATAAGGTGCTTGACATTGCTTATTCACCCGATATTGAAGCCAAGGCGGAAACAGAATTGGCAGAAGTAGCAAATAAGTATTATGACCAAAATTGCCAACCCAAAGTTCAGTATGGTTTGAGCGTAACCAAGGCATACTTGCAAAAATTGGTAGGAACAAATGATTCAATAACGAATGTCTTTGCGCCGGGTGATTTCTTGCACGTTGTTGATGCTGATATTGATGTGGACAAGGCTATTCGTATAAAGTCATTTGTGCGCAATATACTTGACCCATACGATTACACATTGACCATTTCGGACATTACGACCAATGCCACGATTACCAACCGCGTGATTTCGGACTTGGTGGAACTTGATAAGATTGTTACCATAAACAACCTGAAAGACCCCACCCGCGCACGTGCCAATTGGCGGTCAAGCCGTGAAGTTATGAACATGGTATTTGACCCGGACGGCGATTATTACACTGACAAAATCAAGCCGGGGTCTATTGATACCCTTGCGCTTTCCGTTGGTGCAAAATCTATGCAGTTTGGGTTGCTAAATACGGTATTCCAACCAAATTATAATGGCAATTCGCAATTGGTAAAATGGCAAGGCGGCGTGTTGACGCATTACACCATCAAAGAAGAAATGGCGGTGTCTTGGGTGATGGCAGATGGGCAAGTAATATTGTCGGAAAACAATAGCGCATATTATCTATATGCGAAATGCGAACGAAATGGCAATGCCGGGGCTTTCATCTTCACTAAAAGTCAAATTCGGGTTGAAGAAGATGCTAATTACTATCATTTCTTAGTTGGTACACTATCAAGTATTGACCCTGAATTGAATGTTCGTTCTTTGGCTTTGACGTATGGATTTACAATGGTGAACGGTCGTTTCATAAAAACAGGGCGTATTGAATCGGCAGACGGCACAACCTATTTTGATTTGGATAATTCGGAAATAGGTGGACGCATAGTGTTTTCCTCAAATGGACAAGAAAAGACCCTTGAAGAACTTGGGAAAGAATCTCTGGAAAGCAAAGATTTCATCAACAACACATTGCCCGGCATTCTTTCGGAAATCCAATCACAATTGGATGGGCAGATTGAACAATTCTTTGAGGAATACGACCCTACGAACGAGAATCCCCCCGCTTCAACTTGGGAAACCGAGGAAGAAAAGATTGCACACCAAGGTGATTTGTTTTATAACACATTAACGGGAAAGGTGTTTAGGTGGGTTAAAGCGACAAATAATAAATGGTATTCACATACGTGGCAAGAACTACAAGATACCGAAGTGGCGCAAGCACTTGCATTAGCAAATGATGCACTTGCATTGGCGAAAACCAAAAGAAGAATCTTCACGTCAACGCCTTACACGCCTTATGAAGTTGGTGATTTATGGGTGCAAGGTGGCAATGGTGATATTATGCGTTGCAAAACTTCACGCACAACGGGTTCTTACACGTCAAGCGATTGGGAAAAGGCGAGCAAGTACACCGATAATACCGCATTAAACACGTTCATCAATGGTACATACAACAATGCAATTACCGATTTGACCAACCAAATTGACGGAAAGATTGAAACGTGGTTTCAGACAACCGACCCGGCAAACAATTGGGATTTATCGGAGCGTAAAAAGCACATAGGAGATATGTGGTATAATACGAACTCAAAGATATTGCAATGTTATAGAGAAAAAGTATTGACGGGGGCAGGTGGTGTTCCATCAAGACTATGCTTGTGGGAGATTATCGAAGATAAAAAAGCCATTGATGCTTATGAAGCTGCAAGCAATGCCCAAGATACCGCCGATGGCAAAAGACGTGTATTTGTGTCCACACCTTACCCACCTTATGATGTAGGTGATTTGTGGGTAAATGGCAAAGATTTGCGCCGATGCCAAACTAAAAAAGTGCAAGGGCAATCATACAACATCAATGATTGGGTTGTTGCAGTAGATTATGACAATACCAAGACCGTGATTGATGGCGGCATTGTAACGTCCGGAACAATTCAAGTTGCGGGTGATAACAAAAGTATTCTTGCAGGTATTACCGGGCAAGGAACGGCGGCAAATTCCATCCGATTTTGGGCGGGTGCTTCATTTGAAAACAGAACAACCGCGCCTTTCCGCGTTATGCAAGATGGGTCGGTTGTAATGACCAAAGCAAATGTCGAGGGCGTTATAAATGCCATTTCCGGGTATATTGGAGGGTTCAGGATTCAGCAAGGACAAATCGGTTATGGTTCATCTTCTGAACAAGACACAGCACGTGGGCTTGCGCTTTTAAATGATTTCATCCGTTTTTACAATGGCAGTCAACGAACACTTGTTGGGTGTCTTAGTTCATTAGGTTATCCATTCAATGCCTTGTTTGAATTATCGGGGAACATGGGTACGGCTGTTGAAATACATCGAAATGGGTATAATGAAACAAATGAAGTATGGTATAGACCTAAAGCACTTGCAGTTTATGGAAATCAGTTAATAAATGGCAAACTTGCAGTTTTTGAAAATGGCTATATTGGTGAAGCATTCACTAATACAATAGAAACACACATTTATTTGACACATTCTTATATGTTCACTTCTATAAGTTCGTCATATAGAAATGTACGTTTACCAAAACTTGCACCAATATGGAATGAAATGGGAGGAAACAGAACCTTTTTGTTGCATATACAAATTGGTTATCTTGGAAATGGTAATAGAATTAGATTAAGCGGTGTTGAGGGCGGTTATATCATAGATAATAACGCAAATAGACCGGGGGACGGTTATGGTTATCTTGACATGGCACGTGGTGACAGCTTGGTTTTACGCGCTTATGGTGCAGATTATCATATTGTCCAATATAGAACATAAATTATGGAATTAGCAAAGATACAAGATAATGGAATGGTTGACGTGGTGTTTTGTTCACCACTCAATGGTTCGAGATTGACAGAATTAAGAGAATCCGGGTTTCTTGATTTTGTCGCAAGTGAGCAACCACAAGTTAAATCCGGGCAAATTGCGGTTGATTCATGCAAAATAATTGATGGCAAGGTGGTTCAATCTTGGGAAATCAAGACTGACCCCGAAGCCATACAAACACAAATAAACGAATTGAAAGAACAACTTTCGGAATCTGATTACAGGGTTACGAAGTGTTATGAATGTTCGTTGGTTGGTAAGACATTGCCTTATGACATACAAGTATTGCACACCGAAAGACAAGCAATAAGGGACGAAATCAACCGTCTTGAATCCTTGTTGGCATAAAGTTATTCTTTACTTATCCACTTTGTGTTATAGTAAAACATTAAAGAGGTAAATTTGTATTCAAAACTTTCAATTATGAATGAAACAAGAAGCGGTGAACACGTTTCCGCACAAATTGGAAAGATGGGAATCATTGACAAATTGACGATGAATAACTTTTCATTGCCGGATGGTCAATGCTTCAACATCAAAAATGACGGCACACAACCCGTGTTATTATCGGTGCAGCTTGCCGGAATGAATGATGGTGATTTCATTGAAACGCAATTTGATTGTGGGTGGAATCCCGAAATCGTTAAGATGGTGAAGCAATCTTCATTGTCAGGTATTAACTTAAAATGGGGCTATTAAAATGGGTTTACTTATCGGAGTAGGTGGCACAAAGCCACAATTCGCCTATGACTATTATTATGGCATTGAATGGGACGTTACGGTATCAAACAAGAAGCCTACAAGAATAGGCAAGATGGAATTGCACAAGGAATTGCCTTTGCAATCTTTGATGCGTCGGTGCATCCTGAATGACGATGGCAGTGTGAATTATTATTTGCACGCAAATGATTCAACGAAACGTGACAATAGCGCGGCGGCAGATTTGACGGGCAAGGACGGACAATATATGGTTGAATTACCGGATATGTATGTACGTTTTGAAATGGATGGTAATAAATGCCGCCATTTGCAATCAACGCAACCATTACCCGGTTTCCATCTTTGGCGAAAGGATTATGTTTCAGCGGTGGAAGCGACCGTTCAGCGTTCAACAAACAAACTTGCCGCCGTTTGTTCAATGGATGCAGATTACCGTGGTGGAAATAATGATGCTTTACGTGATGGAACAGCCAAAACGCAACTTGGGATGCCCGCAACGGCAATATCATTGACCAATTTCCGTGCGTATGCCCGTAAGCGTGGCACAACCGAATGGAATTGCAATCTATATCATACACACCGCAAGTTGTGGTGGCTGTATGCCGTTGAATATTGCACATTTGATTCGCAAGACACATTTAATGCAGCACTTGATGAAAGTGGTTATCACCAAGGTGGATTGGGTGCGGGAGTAACAACTTTGGATTGGAGCAAATGGAGCAATCTTAATGGTAATTATCCCGTTGTCCCTTGCGGCAAAACAAACAGTCTTGGGAATAAAACAGGAGTGGTAGAATACACATTACCCAATGAATACGACCCCGAAAAGGAAACAAAAGTTAGTGTGCCGTCATACAGAGGGGTTGAAAATCCTTTTGGTCATGTATGGAAATGGACAGATGGTTGCAAATGCTTGATTCAATCGGAAGCAGATGGCGGTTTGTCTGAATTTTACGTTTGTGACGACCCCACGCATTTCACAAGTTCGGGAGTTGCTAATTATCAATTACGTGGTAACTTGCCAAGACGGGAGGGTTATGTAAAGAAACTTATCCTTGGTGAACATGGCGAGATTATGCCCCTTGAAATTGGTGCAGGTTCTACAACCTATTTTTGTGACTACTTTTATACGAGCATTCCCGGAAGTGGAGTTTCAGAACGTGGCGTTTTGTTCGGCGGTTATGCGAATGCTGGTGCGTCTGCGGGGTTCGTGTATGCGAATGCGTATTCTGCGGCTGCGACTGCGGGTGCGTATGTCGGTTCTCGGCTTTGCTTTTACCCGCAAATCGAAACAACATGAAACCCGATTGCAAAATGAATTTTGATGTTTAAATAAAGAGATAAGGGTTGTCCGATGTCGTGGCGTTTTGTTCAGCGGTAATGCGAATAATGGTGCGAATGCAGGGTTCGTGTATGCGAATACGAATAATACGGCTACGAATGCGAATGCGAATATCGGTTCTCAGCTATGCTTGTAAAAATATAGTTGCATATCGGAAACCTTGCCACAAAAACAACCCAACCGGGGTTGTATGAGTTGGGGAAATCCCAACGGCAAAAAATATAATAAGTAAAACGGTTTTGGTAGGGTTATACCCGAAGAATCCTAATATACAAGCAAACTTGTGTTATAGTAAAACATGAAGCGAATTGGAAATTTGTTTGACCAAATAATTGCACTTGACAACTTGCGACTTGCCGATGAAAAAGCAAGGAAAGGCAAGATGCGTTCTTATGGTGTCATGGTTCATGATAAGAACCGTGAAACCAATTTGCTTGCTTTGCACGAAAGTTTGAAAAATGGTACATTCAAAACATCGAAATATCACATATTTACAATTTACGAACCCAAGGAACGTCAAATTTACAGGTTGCCTTATTTCCCCGACCGTATCTTGCACCATGCAATAATGAATATCCTTGAACCAATATGGGTTTCCGTTTTCAATAAGAACACGTATTCTTGTATCAAGAATCGTGGAATCCATAAGTGTGCAAAGGATGTTATACAGGCATTGAAGCAAGACCCGGACGGGACAAGGTATTGCCTTAAAATAGACATACGTAAGTTTTACCCATCAATCAATCATGATGTCTTAAAATCAATCGTAAGGCGAAAAATCAAGGATAAAAGGTTGTTGGGTGTCCTTGATGAAATAATTGATTCGGTTGGCAATACTGATTTGCCGATTCGCAATTTCACAACAGACCCCACAACAGGGGAAGTTGTGATTTCATCATTGAATGGTGTACCAATCGGCAATTATTTAAGCCAATACTTTGCAAACCTTGTATTGGCTTACTTTGACCATTGGTTGAAAGAAAACAAGCGCGTGAAATATTATTTCAGGTACGCGGACGATATTGTTATTCTTGCGCCCAATAAAGAAGTATTGCACGAATTGTTGCACGAAATCCGGGCATATTTGCGTGGCTTGAAACTTCACGTCAAACGCAATTATCAAGTCTTTCCCGTTGATTCAAGGGGTATCGACTTTTTAGGATATGTATTTTATCATTCCCATACACTTTTACGCAAATCAATCAAACAGAAACTTTGCCGCCGGGTGGCAAAATTGAACAAACGTAAGGTCGCGCCAACAAAAGCACTTTATAAGCAACAAATATGCAGTTGGTGGGGATGGTGTAAATACTGTAATTCAATCAATTTAATGAAGAAACTTTCAAAAACATTCCCGTATGAAATTAAATTCAATAGAAGCAAATGCCCATTATGATATGGAGCATGGTAAACCCACAATCTTAGAAAAAGATAATGATGGTTCTTTCTTGTTTCGCTTCAATATTGAACCCGAAATGGGTACACGCGAGGGCAAAGAAAAAGAAACGCAAATCGGTTGGAAGTGCTATGAAGTTCGCACGTTTAACCAGCCGACCAAATCCAATCTGAAAAGGGTAATTATCCGTTCGATTCTTGACGAAACGGCGGAATTTGACCTTGTAAACAGCTATAACAAGCACGTTTTGGGTGTTGCCCCGGATGATAAGGCAGTTGCAAAATACAAAGAGTATTTGCAGTTTACCGAAGAATTGGATAAGTTGTTATTGTCCACATTGTCTAACTAACATTTTAAAACTGATGGCAAAATTTTGTGAACTTGGTATTGAATCGGACGTGGTGATTGGCAAAGGAATCGAGATTGAAGATTTGTTTGGTCGTCGAATCTTAATTGAAAAGACAATCATTCAGCCAACAAAATATCCGGGAAAGAATGCGTCCGGATTAAGAATGCAAATGCAAGTGGTTCTTGCAACATTTAATGAATCGCCCGACAAAAACGGCGATTGTTACACTAAAAACCCCGATGGCACACCCATTGGGGAAAGACGTTCTTGTTTTACCGGGTCGGACATTCTGATTTCAGCCATACAAAAAGCCGAAAGCAATTTGCCCGTTGTGAATAAGAAAAGAAGTGAACAAGGCTTGCAACCATTGCAATTGTACCCAATGGACACAACAATTGTCAAGGTCGGAAAATGTTTTCAATTCACATAAAACATGAATGAAGTATTGGTAACAATCGGTTCTATCATTGGAACATTGGGTGGTTGGGAAGCCGTTAAATACATCCTCAATCGTAAAAGCAATAAGGTTATTGCCGAAGCAAATGCTTTTGCCATACAAAGAAGTGCATTGCTTGAAGATTATCAACGCGTCCAAGGCGAAGTTGATGTTCTGAAACAAAAAGTAGATGAATTATATACAAAGTTGCACACGTTGGAAAACGAACGTCTTGATTTGATTCGGGAAAATAACGAATTGAGGTTGAAGCTCAAAGATGCTGAAAAACACGTGTGTTTGCAACCTGATGATAAATGCTTGCGACGACTAAGCCCCGATGTTAAATGCCGTCTTGTCGGTTTATTGCGTGGCAATTACACACAAGACCATCCCGATGTAATTATGACCGAAGATGATATGAAGAAGTCGAACCAAGAAAATAATTAATATATGGCAAATGTAGATATACTATTACCGTTCATTCTCAAATGGGAAGGCGGATTTGTGAACGACCCGGCAGATTCCGGCGGTGCAACAAACAAGGGTGTAACAATCGGAACATGGCGAAATGTAGGTTATGACAAGGACGGCGACAATGATATTGACGTTAAGGACTTGAATTTGCTTACAGATGCAGATGTCAAGAACCGGGTATTGAAACCACATTATTGGGACAGATGGAAAGCCGACCAAATCCAATCGCAAAAGGTTGCGAATATCCTTGTTGATTGGGTGTGGGCTTCAGGCAAACACGGCATTGTAATTCCGCAAAGGTTGCTTGGTGTCAAAGCTGATGGCATTGTTGGCAACAAAACATTGTCGGCGGTGAACTTTGCAGACCCTGAACAATTGTTTGCAGCGATATTCCAAGCACGTGTTGACTTTCTGCATGAAATTATCCGGACAAGTATTGTCAAATATGAAAGCAAGATTGGACGCAAGGCAACCGAAAAAGAGTTGATGAAGCATACTAAAAAGCGTTTCTTAAAAGGATGGCTAAACCGATTGAATGACATAAAAAGAATTTGTGTATGAAAAAGGTTATAGCAATTGTTTTGGGGCTTGCATTGCTTACATTGCTTACATCGTGTGGTGCAACCAAGAAAGCAACAAAAGCCAAGGAAGTGCAGCTTGATAGTGTAGCAGTTGCAAAGGTTATGACGGAAAGAACCGAAAAGGTTGTGGACACAACCCGGACTGAACATGGGAAAGTTACCATAACCGAAATTGAGTTTTACTCACCGACCGCAACCGAACCACAAGGCAAAACTTGCCAATCGCAAGATTCATCCACCAAGGCTTCAAGCGTAACAAAGCCGATGGCAAATGTTGAATTGAATGAAATTGGCAAGATGCAAGGCATGGTAAAGTCAATTCGACAAACAGTGATTCAATCTGATGTTCGGGAAAATGGCGAAAGCAAAGAAGCAAACGAAAGCGATAATTCGGAAAATTCCGCCACCTTGTCAAGACAAGAAACAAGCATGGACAAGCAGCAAGAACCAACCCCCGACCCTTACCGTTGGCGATACATATTTTATACGGCATTGGTATTTGTCGCGATATTGCTTTACCTAAAACGTACACCGATTGTCAATTGGATTAAAAAGATTCTTGCAGGGATTTTGAAGAATCCTTGA